AAATTAGTAACCTATGAAAACGAGGGAAAAAATAATGTTGATTTTGGAATTGCGGAACGGCTTGTTGTGTCCCGGTTGCGTCCAAATCTTTGTCCGTAACCAACCCCAAAATTGACGCCAACGAATAACGACGAAAATAAGAAATCGCCGAACCCATAACTTGGAAATCGTTTTGGCCTTTTAATTGGACGTTTTGCGGAATTGATACAAACGATTCGATTGTTTCCCCGGTTTCGGTGTGAAAAATTATTGTACGGATTCCGTCGCCCTCCAATGGTTGCGAAAAACCTAAATTGTACTTTGCCAATAATGGATTAATTACGGACAAAATAGCGGGTAAATCGGCGTATGTGTAGCCGTAACCTTGCGTCCCTTTGTGAATTACCGGACAATTTTGTTGGAATAATGCCAACGCCTTTTTTAAATTGGTCCCGGTTGCCTCAATGTATGGAAATTGTACGGGTACAAAATCCGTTTCCTCGCGTTGTTGTTCAACTTGTTTTTTTGTTGCGCTCATATCGTTTTGTTTTTAAAATGCGCGTTAACCGGGACGCGCCCCCCGTTTGATTATTAAAATTCGTCTGTTCTTTTGCTTATTGTCATTGAATTAAACCTATCACATAAATCTTTAATCGTTGGTTCGTGTAAACAACCAACTCCCTCTTCCTTAAACCAATAACCCCCTTTTAAAGATAAAATATATATATCGTCGTAATTATCAAATACCCCATATTGATATTCGCAATGTATACTTGACACATACGGATTATTCATTAAATCTTTTTTGGTTCTGCATTTTTTCATAGCGTTTTGTTTTTAAAACGTGCTTTAACAGAGACGCACCCCTCGTTTTTTTATTTGTTTATAGTTAATTTTCTTTTTAATACCGGATTTACAAAAAATGTGTAAATAAATACATTGTTACCAAATGAATCGAAATCGCATTTACGTACAACACCTTGTTTACAAGTTGATAAATAAAATTGTTCGTTATCAAATGAATAAACGTTTGATGTGTTTATTTCCAAATTGGTTTGCAATAAGTTTATTGAACTTTTAAGAGTGTAATTGGTAGTTTTAATCATTGTTTTCATATTGTTTCGTTTTTAATTATACACAAATGTAAAACTTTAATTTGATATAGCAAGTTTTAGACAAAAATAATTTGTTAAAAAATGTTAAAATTTTAAATTACTCTTTTAACGACTTTGTTTTTTCCTTGTAAATACTGATTAATTCGCGCAATTCGTCGCGTGTAAATTTTCGCGTATTATGTGCGATTGCGTGTAATTCAATCAATTGGTCGGCCCCAATGCGTTGTTGGATTCCAATTTGGTAATTCAACAAATTGCCGTGTTTGTGTTGATTACAATTAACACATTGCCCGTGAACGTTCCTTTCGTCAAATCTAACGGACCAATGATTGTTTGCGTTGAAATAATGCCCGGCGTCAAATTTGGCGTTTAACGGCTTATTGCATGAAATACATAATTTGTTGCGGTCCCGCGCTCGTATGTAATCATTAAACACCTTTTGCGCCTTTTTAATCAATTCTTGCGTTGTTTCCAATTCCGATTTTAACGCCTTTTTTCGTTTGGCCCATTGTTTGGATTTTTCCAATTCAACCCATGCGTTGACGCAATCAGTTTTTAAACAAAATTTTTGATTAAATTTTAACGGCTCAAATGAATTGTTGCAATTTTTACAACGTTTCATTTGTTGCGCTTTGATACACCCTAATTTCATCTACGTTGCAATCCTCGTTTGGACAATCCAAAATGGTTACAATGCCGATTCCGTCCAAATCGTAATCCTCAAAATCAAAATCCGATTGCCAAATTAACGGCGTTTCACAACAATAACAATTCATAATTCAATATTTTTAAATTTAACCTCGTTTTCTAATTCTTTTATCCGGGCCTTTTGTTCCAAAATAATACGCTCGTAATTATTCAATTGGCGCCCCCGGTTGTTAATTTCATGCTCGCATTTAATAATCGTTTCCAATACCTCCGACAACTCGCGTTCGCTTGTTTGTAACGGCTCAATTAAATCGTTTCGTTGCGGGTGTTTCTGTTGTATGTCCTCCCGGCTATTTTTCATACGTAAAATTACGATTTGTAAATATAAACGCGCTTTAATAAAATCTAATAATTCCATTACAATAAAGTTTTTTGTGGTTCAATAGGTTTTGCCCGGTGTCCGTTCAATGGGTCAACCCCGGCAATTACAAATCCGTTTCCAAAATTGTATTCACAAAGTACGGGCAAATTTAACTCCGTTAATTGGCCCCCGGTGTCCCTATCTTTGATTTTTTCAACGCTTACCATTGTGTACAATCGCATTGTTTTGTGTTTTACTAATCTATGAATAATTAACATATTGTCGCAACGATTTAAAAATGCTTTCCCGCCCTCGATGTGGTCCTTTAATGGCGCTTTCAAATGCCCGGCCCATTCGTGCGAATCCGGGTACAAATTCCCGGCGCGTCCGCTTTCGCTTGTCGGGTGCGTATTAATATACAACGCCTTTTTTGTGTTGTTGCAAAAATGCCGGGCCTTGTTTAAAAACTCATAATTTCCCTCATAATTCATTTTTCTATCTAATCCGGTGTATGGGTCAATTAAACAGGCGTTTGCGTCGGATTCCTCAAAGATTTTAAATAAATTGTCCGGGGTATACATTTGCGTATTGTCCACAAATTCAAAATACGATTCTAACCTATTGGCGTAAATTTGAATTTCTGTTGTGGTTAATTCGGTAAACTTGCGCCCGGAATAAATCGTAATTAAATCGCGTAAAATTTGCCCGGTGTTGTTTTCCCCGGACCATACGCAAAAACGGATTTTGTGTTTAATCGCCAACGTCAAAAAATACCAATTGATAAAATACGATTTCCCGACGTTATCGTGTCCCAAAATTAAATTTAGGTTTCCCGGTTTGTAGCGCAAATAATTGTCCAATTCACAACCGATTGCCAACCCTTGTTGGATTTTCCCGGCGTGTACGTCCAACAAATATTCAATATGTTTACCTTTTGTTTCAATCATTGTATTTGTTTATTTGTGCCATTACATTAGCAACCAACGGGTCGTAATTCTTTGTTTCGGATTGGTTTAAATATTTTTCAAAGTTATCGATTCTAACGAAATGGTCAATTGTAATTTTTTGGTTGTTAATTACCCAATCGTTTTTTGTCATTTGCTCAAATGCTTTTGCCCATTGTTCCGGGGTGTAATCCGAACCAACTAATTGTTTGTAATTGGCCCGGCTTTGTTTGCTCATGGTTTTAAATTGTCCTATTTCCCCGGTGTGTTTCAATTTCATTTGGTTAAACCATTTAATAAATTTTATTTCCCGGTCGCTCAATGCGGATTTATCCGCTTTTGCCTTATTGATTGTATTTGTATTTATATCTATATCATTAACACTATCATTAACGGCATTTTTGGTATTCGGTCGTATGCGGTCGCATTCGGTCGCATTCCAACGCTTTAATGCGTTTGCCTTGTTACGTTCTCGTATGCTTTCGTATTTAACCAAATCGCGTTTTAATGATTGTTTGATTGGTTCAAAAATAACCTCTGTAAATTGGTCCTCGGGGTCCGGGTCCAAATCGTTAACGTACCGCAAAATATGTTTTAACAATTTCCCGGATTGTTCGTCTGTTAATTTTTCGATTGTATGGATTAAATCAACGTACAATAAAAATGATTTTTTTTCGTGTGCCATGTTTAAAATTTTAAGCAATAAAAAACCCCATTAAATCGGTAGGGTCTCATGCTACGTCATTAACAGGGTTAATAATAACTTTGGTTCCATTGTTTGAGACCGAACCATTACCCAAATATACTATTTATTTACTTTTGATTTGACAACATAATAAAATTTTCCGTTTATTCTCTCAACGCGACGTTTACGCATTTCTGTAAAGTACATTACATAATTGTATTTTGCCTCGTTTAAATCGCGTGTAACGCTTTCATTCCCGGATTCAATGTCGGTTTTCAATTGGTCAAAAACCCGTCGTAATTGCGTCAAATCTTTTATGTCCAAATCAATCTTTATTTTTAACATTTACGACGATTTGAAACGTTAAAATTTGGTTGTAACTTTCGTGTCCTCGACGCGTTACCAAAACTTTTATTTGCTCTGTTGATTGCTCGACAATGTCGCCAAATTTTCGGCCGTTTCTTTTACATTCCGTTTCCGTAAATGTCCAAACGTTTTTTGTGTTTGTTTTCATGGTATGTATTGTATTTCTAAGATTCCGTAAATATGCGTTCCCGCTTTAATAAATTGCTTTTTTTTCCAATTGGCCAATGCCCGGGACGGGAAATCGTACGATTCAAACACCTTGCCGTCAATTATGTAATTCAACCGGTACATTATGGGCGCAATTTAGATAAATAATCGAAGTACAATTTTAGGTTAAATGAACCGCCTTTGTCCCCGGCAAAACTTTGATTTTTCCACCAATTAATGCAATCAAATAAACCCATTATTTGTTGCGGTTGTGGTTTTGGTTGTTTCTGTTGTTTCGTTTTCATGATTAAAAATTTAAAATTAAATAAAATGTTGCATAATACAAACCGACGCCAATTAATACCAACCCGGCAAAATCGCGCAATGCTTTTGTAAATTCGTCCATGATTAATTGTTTTTTATTTTGTTTAACATATCTAAAAAATCGTTGGCATTTTTCAACGCCGTTTCAATGTGTTCGTCGTTGCATTCAATTGCCAATTGCTCGATTAACTCCGATAACGCCCGCGGGTCGTTGTGGTATTTTTCAAGGAATAATAATACTCTGTTAAATGTTTCCATAGTTTTTAAATTAATGCGCGTTACCGGGACGCGCCCCCCGTTGTTTGTTATTTACCCTCTAAAATTTGTATTTGTTTTTTGTAACTTTCAATTGCATTTTTGCAATTATTAATATAACCTTGTTGAAATGTAAATGCGCTTAAAATTTGCAATTCCAACCTTTTAATGTTTTCTTGTAATAATTCGATTTGTGTTTTCATATCGTTTTGTTTTTCGTTTGACATACACAAATGTAAAACTTAATTTCAATATAGCAACACCCAAATTAAATTTTAACATTTTTTAACATTTCGGTTTTTCCGAATGGTTGAATAAAAAACCCCGCAAATACAATGTATCAACGGGGTTTAAACGATATGAAAGAAACGTTACAAAGTTACACAAAAATTTGCGTCGAATCAATATATTTTTGTATTCGCCTTGTATCGTCTATCCTTTCGCGTGTTACTTTTAATTTTAATATACGGCCTCCCAATGGTTTAACGGGCGCCCCACGTTCAACGTGCCAACCGCTTGCGCCGTCGTTGTATTCCTCCTTATATGTCCCGGTTATCATGTTATGCAAATGGCGGTGTTTAACCTCATAACCCATTTTTGCGTTGCAATGTATTGTGTCCCGGACGTCATTTCGTGCGCTATTTTCGTGAATGTGGCCCATTGTAAACACGTCGTAATTTTCGTATATTTCCATTGCTCGCGTTAAATTTAATGCGCCTTTTGTTACGACCCCACCGCCCCCGGAACCATGCATATATTTAATGTTAAATGCCGACCTAATATTTTGCTCTTGTAATTTTGCAATAATCCAACCGCCGTACCCGCCCGTTTGAACGTTGGAATTACATTTGTAATTTAATAGGTCCACAAATCGTTGTAACACGTCCGTTTCTTGGTATTTAATAACTCCCGTTTCATGGTTGCCGTAACCGATTATTGTCAAAATATCCGCGTATGGCGCGAACCAATCAACCGCCGTTTCAACAATTGAATCCAAATAACGCGCGTTGTTGTGTTCCGGGCGTATTTCCGATTTATTACGTCTGTTGTCGCCTCGACCTTGCATTAAACAAAAGAAATCGCCGTTAATCATTACCGGAATATTATTGGTTTTGAAATAATCCAAATGTCGTTTTAATAATTCCCGGTCGCAATGTGGGTTGTCCCAATGTAAATCGCTCAACATGGCAATATTTCCCTCATGTTCAAAAAATTCTATTTCGTGAACATTACGCGCGTGCGTATGTACTTTAAACATGATTAAAATTCGTTAATTAGACAATAGGAAACGCTTTTTTGGACCTTGCATTTTTCAATAAATTGTACGTATTTTTCGGTATTGTTTACAACTTGACAACCCGCGGACCAACCGCCGATTTTATCAACGATTTTTTTGTTATTCATGTCGTACGTATTGGCGTGAAAATTAATACCATACCAACCCGCGATTGCGTCCCCTAATTCCTCGGCCTTGTCGTCGTTGTCCCCGTCCCGGTGTACGTCAATTTTTGCCCCAATTTGTAATAACGCGGGCATTAATTTTTTGTGCAATCCGTATTTCCATACGTTGTAATACCATTTATCGGAATGGACAACGGCCGCGCCTTGTTTATTGTAACTTTTAAATCCGCCTTTTAATATCGTCAATCCGGGGTGTGTTGTCCCGGTCGTAACTAAATGGAATTTTTTTCCCTCGTAAAGATAAAATTTATCGTCGTATTTGTTGGGTAAATCGGCCTTTGAGCGAACGCCCAAAATCCAAAAATCTGTTGGAAATCCTTTAAACGATTCCAACGCCTCAACGCGTTGTAATAATTCCGCGTCGGTGTATTTCCTTACCATATTATTGAGTTTTTCGTTTTCTAACAATTGCAATAACTACAAATAACAAAGCAAAAACAGACATAAACAATTTTTCCCATTGGTTTTTGTTTGCCAATTCGGTTAATTCCTCCGATTTTTCAATAATTTTTTCAATAATAATTGAATCCGTATAAATGTGGTCGTTGTTTGGTAAAATGGAATCATGCGAAACGCGTATTATTTGCGTCGTTGTGTCCGCTTTTTTATACGTTGTGGTATCAACATACGTTTGGGACCATAAAACGCCGTTAAACGCCGTTAAAATGCAAAATAATATTGTTTTCATTTTCGTTTGATTTTAGATTTTAGCCATTCAATAAATATTTCGTATATGTCATTAACAAATAAATCTAATTTTTCGGTAATTTCATTGGCAACCCAACCAACAGAAAACGAAATTAGTATTACTATTTTGGGCGACAAATGAGAATAAAACATTTCGATTATTCCGGTAACGGCGAACGTTAGTATTCCCGCAATCAGCATTCCCAAAATAATCGTTGACGCTGTAAAACGTTTTTTTAATCCTTTAATTAACGCCCCTAATACTCCAATGCCAACCGCGAATAAATCGCCCCAAATATCAATTAATAATTTCATAATCCGGTATTCATTAAAATTGTTTCAAAAAACATATTAAACGACAATTGGTCGCCGTTAAAATAAAACTCGTTTGGAACCTCTGTTGGTTCGCCGTCGCGGTTTATTGTTGTTGTGTTTTCCATAATGTTTAAAGTTTTACCGGGAAACGCGCAAAGGAATACCAACCCGCGTTGCGTAACCATGCCGTCGGTGTTTGTGTAAATGCCTCGGGTGTAACATTGTTTAATTGGAAAATCGTACATACCAATGTATGTTTCCTCGGTTTGGCCCCCCGTTCTCGATGTTACCACCATTTTAAAGTAATTACCGCGTGCGCTTAATTGATAAATGTAATTCATTGTTGTTTGTTTTGTTTAATAATATGTTCGTGAATTTTTGAATTTATCCGATACCTTGCAAGTTAATTTTGCACGGCGTGAAAAATCGTAATACTCAATCTCGGGCGATTCCTCGACGATAACCGGTAAATCGTTAATTAAATAACTATGGTTATGCGCGTTGTAATCCGAAATAAATAATTGGTTTTCGCTCAACAAATACGTTTCAACCATTGGTTTAATAAAACATTCGTCCAACGGGTCCGTAATTATGTCGTAATTGTACAAATTCTCGCGTATTACTCGTTTCATTTCGCGGTTATTGTAAATTATGTTATCCAATTGCATATTTGGTTGTCGATTGCCAATAAATCCATTAAATCGAATATCCGAAACGACGTCCGAATTAGTAAAATCGATGTCCTCAAATTCGTGTTTTCCATTAAATACCGCTCGAATCCTTGCCGTTGACAATGCGTTGTTTATTGTGTACGGCCTTAAATCGTAAACGCCCCAATTTAACGTCCCGGTTATTCCGGAAATATTGTAAATAATCTGTAATTTATAGCAACCCGGGCCGTCCAATAATAATACGTCGTTCCAATTTATGGTCGTATATAACGCCAACGAATCGTTGGGAAATTGTACCGGGGTTGGAATGTATGTTGTCGGGTTTCCGTTTTTAAGTAGTTTAAACGTAATCGAATCGCTTGTATCGCTCGTTTTAATCCACGCGGAGGTAATGTCATTTTCCCAACTATTGGCAGAACTTGACGCCAATACAAGGTATTTACAACAACAATCCTCCAAACCTCGGTCCGGTTCCACAAAATCCGACGGCAAAATAATTGCGGGGTATTCTTTAAAAAATCGGTCCTCGTTTCCACAACGATTGGGACAATCAATTTCTTGACTAAATATGTAGGCGTTGCCCAACGGGTTTTCTAAATTAACGGACCAATCGTCAATTGGACAACGTAAATCGCCCGGTAAACTCGCCCAAAATTCCACGGGGTCGCTTATTCCTAACGCATCGCCAATAATCCATAAATTAAACGTGAAATCATAATAAATAAAATACGTCTGCATTCCAAACGTAAATTGCCAATAATTTTTTCCGTCGTAAGTACCTACAAACGTTAAATCGTACGACGTTGTTACGTCGTCAATCGTTATTGATATTCGTATGCAATCGCACATAATTAACGCGTTTTTTCTAAAATGCCAATAAAACTTTGTATTGTATTGGCCGGGTTTATACTGCTAAATTGCGCGGTAACGTCCAACGTGTTTAAAATTGTTGTGTCAAATGTTGTATTATTTACGCTTAAAAAATCTTGTCCCTCGTATATGTTTGCCGAATCTTTGTTGTACGCTATTCCCCCGGACAATGTAACCGAACCAACTAAAGGACCCCCAATTGCGTTAATTGTAAAATCAACGATTATTTCAAATACTTTGTTGGTTATTGTGGGCAAAGTAATTGGACCGCTTGTTGCCAACGTAATTAATCCATTTACTTTAATATTAATAATCAACGTGTCGTTGTTATGCGCGCCAATGTAACCGCGCATTGTTAACCTAAATGAATCGCCAACATTAAATCCATTTGCCGGGACGCTCAACGAACCAACGCCCGTTCCGTCAAAAATTGATTGTTCAATAATACCGGTTACGTTTGAACTTGGATTAATCATTGCAAATTTTCCCGGATTGATTGCCATTCCTTTAATTTTTGCCGTGTCATATCCGAACCCGTTAAATGTATCGACGTCAAAAAAATCGTTGTCGCCTATTGTGTATATTTCTAACGGGTAATTGTGTATTTCGTTTGCCATTTTATATATTAATTAATCATTTTTACTTGTCCGTATGTTGTCATTTTAAACCCGGCCGGTGCGTCGCCCGACGCGTTTGTCATTTTTCCTTTTGCTGTTGAAAATGTACAACCCTTTATTTTAGTGGTTATTTTAACTCCGTTACTCAATACAATTTTTGTTGTATCAAACAAACATTCCATTATGGCAACGTTTGGTTGCGGGTATGTAATCGACATTACCAAACCGGTTTCCGGGGTCAATGGATTTATTGTATTGCCGTCGTATGGAACAACAGACGAACACCAATAACGCGGGGCGCCCTCCGTTGGCTCAATTGTAATTTGCCCCCAAACGTTGGGTTGGTCCCAACCGCTCAAATCCAAATTTGTATGCGTTGCGCGAATCCGCATTTGTTCGCCAATAATAACGGCGTTTACAATTTGCCCCGTTGATTCCCGGATTAAATCAATTTCTTGAAATATATTTGGGTCCGAATCGTAATTTTTTATTATTATATCGTCGGTATATGTGTACAATAATTCGTTTTTTACCAACTCCAATTTTAAACGTAAATTCCAATTGCCGGTATTACCATACGGAACCCAATTTTTGGTTTGATTGCTCGGGAAAAAATCGGAATCCGCGTTTAATTGCGCCAACCAATACCGCCAATCGTACAAAAATGGAAAATAAATTTTTACCCCATAAACGCCCATTCCGTCAAACGTGGAATCCAATTCCAATAATCCGTTTATTTTTTGCGATGTCGTTTGAAATTGCGTAAAAATTGGCGTTGATAAATTCAAAATGTATTTACCGCCAACCATTGGAACGCTGTTAATGGCAAACGTTGTTTGTTGCAAGGTAAACATTTCCCCGGAAACGCTGTTGTATGCCTCAATTATTGCGTTGAAATTTGAACAATCAACGCCAAACGGCAATTGAAACGCGCCAACAAACGCCAAATCGTCCTCAACGTTTGCCTCGTAACCCGTATTTAAGTTACCCAACGCCGTTGTTGTGTTTTGTGAATGGTCGTAATATTCCGACGATACCAACGTTAATGGACCGCCAACCGGTACAACCTCTTTTATTTGGTCCGAATAAACCAACAAATTAACGTTACCAATACGCAACCAA